ATCCGGAAGATTACACGTCGGCCAGCTGGGTTGATGTGGCTAATGCGCTATCGAATGCTATTGCGGTCGCCAGTATGGATTCGCCGTCGCAGACACGGGTTGATAACGCCGAAACGCTGCTGACAACGGCAATCGGACTGCTGGTACCACGCGAATAAAAGGAGGCTGGGGCGGGCAACCGCCCCTGATTTGTTATGAGGGACAGAACGCGAAAAATCACACTCGGAGGGCAGGAATACACGGCCATTTTTACGACGTATGCGCTGGCCGAAGTCATAGACACGTACGGCGGCATCGAGGAAATGCGGAAGGAAATGAGGAAAAGCCGCGCTGCCGCAACCAAAATCAGTGCATGGCTCATAGCTTTGGTTGTTAATCAAGGTATTGATTATGAGCGTCATTATCGCGGTATTGACCAGCCGTACATCAAACCGGAGGATGTTCAGTTTGCACCGGTGCCTGAGTTTACGCAGGCCGAAATCATAGCGTTTGAAGCGCTTACAGAAGCGTTTGATATTGAGGGTGTCGAAGAAGATCCTGACGACGAAGAGGACGAGGTGCTGGCAGAAATAAAAAAGCCAAACGCAGCGGCGAAGAAACAGAAATAACGCCGCTGCGTCTTGTTTGGATGGCTCTTACGGCTGGAATACAGGAAAGGGACGCCTGGCTGATGACGCCAGGCAAAATAGCAAGTCTGTTTTGTATGCGGCAAAGATACGATTATATGTTGCACGGATTTGTAAAGACGAAGAAAAAGCCGAAAGGAAGTGACTGGGATTGAAGCGCGAAATCAAAACTACGCTGGCGCTTGACGGCGAGAAAGAATTTAAAAAAGGTCTCGAAGATGCGCAGCGCCAGATGCGTGTTTTGGCGTCCGAAAGCAAAGCGGTCACTTCGGCGTTTGGCGCTAACCAGAAATCAGTCGAAGCGCTGACAGCAAAAAACAGGATATTGACGCAACAGATTGACCAGCAAGAGGAAATCGTCAAAGCCCTGGAACGCGCCGTTAAGGAAAGCGCCAAGATGTACGGCGAGGCGGATGCGAAAACCGACGCATGGCGAATTAAACTCAACAATGCCGAAGCCGCGCTGAACAAAATGCAGAACGAGCTCGATGAAAACGAGAAAGAGCTCAAGGAAGCCACCGCCGCTGCTAAAAACATGGCGTCTGCTGAGGACAAAGTTGGCGACGAAGCCAAGCAGATGGGCAAAGACATTAAGGCCGCCGAAAAAGATACCAAAAGTTTTAAATCACAAATTGCTGATTTTGCTGAATCATCCGTTGGTCAGTTTGCATCTATCGCCGGTGCTATTGCGCTTGCAAAAGAAGCGTTCCAGAAACTAGGAGAGATTATAGACGAGGCGACAAATTGGGCTGACGACATACTTACCTTATCTGCCCAAACTGGCGTTGCCGTTGATACTTTGCAAGAGATGCAATACGCAGCGCGGTTTGTCGACGTTGAGGTCGAAACACTCACCAAAACCATGGCGCGGAACATCAAATCAATGAAAGCCGCACAGGACGGTACACTTCTGGCGGTAGACGCATATGAGCGCCTCGGCGTCGAGGTTCTGAACGCTGACGGTTCTCTGCGTGACAGCCAAACTGTGTACTGGGAAGCCATTGACGCTCTTGGCCGGATGGGTAACGAAACCGAGCGCGACGCAATAGCCATGCAGATATTTGGCCGGTCTGCACAGGAATTAAACCCGCTTATCAAGGCCGGTGGCGATTCGATACAGAAATATGGTAAAGAGGCAAAAGAAGCCGGAAGAACCATTGACAATATCACAGTGTTGGCGCTCGGCAAGCTGGACGATAAGCTGGAGCAGGTTGCGGCCACATCGGAGGCAACGAGCAGGAAATTTGCAGCCAATATGATAAAGGTGGCAGACTTTGCAGCCACAGCATGGGAAAAAGTACTGCAAAATCTTGACCCAATTAAAGGGAATATGGATCAAGCGATAGCTTTTACGGCTTTGTGGACAGGCCAAACCGTTGAGAATGTACGAGCGCAAGTTGACCTTGCCACGGCAATTGATAATGTTTCGTATATTACCGGCTTGACCACTGAGCAAGTAAAAGCCCAGGCCGACGCGCTTAGCCAGTATCTGATGGTGCAGGACGCGACAAAAAGTTCGACAGATGCGTACTATGAGGCTCTAACATATGTCGCTGATGGCATGGACGCTGTCGCTATTGCCCAACAGCAAATGGCGACAGAACAGGCCGCGTGGGATGAACAAGTAAATGCTACTCTTGATAATTACATTGAAAAGCGGGCTGCATATGAGGCAGCAGTTAAGCAAGCAGCAGATTCGTATATTTCTAACCTCGGCGGGCTGTTTAATAAGTTCGACGCTGGATTGGCGAAAAACCAAAAAGAATTAGACAAGATGACAAAAAACCTGCTCGATAATCTCAGGTCGCAGGTCAAGGGCATCGAGGGCTGGTCAGAGGAAATGGAGAAGCTCTCCAAACGCGGAATTGACGACGGGCTGTTGAAAGAACTGCGCGACATGGGGCCTGAAGCGTATGCGCAGATACAGGCTTTGAACAACATGACTGATGGTGAGCTCAGGGAATACGAGAGTTTGTACAAAACCCGCAGCGAGGCAGCCAGAAACGCAGCCAAAGAGGGTTTGAAGCCGATGGAGCAGGACGTTAAGGATGCACTGAAAGCTGCTGAAAAGGCTATTTCAGACAGAAATTCGGCAATGAAATCCCTCGGCGCAAATCTCTCACGTGGTTTGGGCGACGGAATAAAGTCTAATGTGCGGTATGTTGAACAGAAAGCGAGAGAGGTTATCAATGCGGCTATTGCGGCAGCGCGAAAGGCTGGTAAGATAGAATCCCCATCGAAACTGATGCGCGATGAAGTTGGTTTGTATCTGGGCGAAGGTGTTGGAGTAGGCTTTGTTGATTCCATCAAAGCTTTTGCGCCGAAGATAGAGGACGCTATGCGTAGCATGGCTTACAAGCTGTCCGATTCCGTACCGTGGTCTGCGTCGGCGGGCGCTAGGGTTACCACAAAAGAAATTATCCGCGACAGCGGGTTCCAGCCGCAGTTTAATGGGCCAATTTATATCAACAACGGAATGGATATTCAAAAACTCGCTGAAGAACTTGCATATTACTATAGGCGGGCGCGAGCGGCACAGGGGGCTTAATTATGGCACTATGGATTAAGTTCAAAGGCATACTGAGTGATGATATGGGCGTTATCGTGCAAATACTGCCGTCCATACCGCGCCCTGAGCGCAACGCAACGCACATTGTAATTCCTGGACGTGATGGTCACTTAACAATCAGTGACGACACGTACGCATCGGTAGAAATGCCGATAATGTGCGCGGTTAAAACGCTGGGCAGAATCAATGAAATATCTGATTGGCTGTCGGGTTCCGGCGACCTCATTCTGTCGTCGGAGCCTGACAAGCGGTACAAAGCGGAAGTTTTCAGCCCGTTCGGATATGATCGTTTATCGAGGCGTATTCGGGAGTTCGAGGTTGTGTTTACCGCTCAACCGTTCCGGTATGAGGCCACGCCGCAGACTATATCACTCACACAATCCGGCGTAATCGTAAATCCGGGTACACGGTGGAGCAAACCGGTAATTGATGTTTACGGCGCGGGCGTGTTGACGGTTGCGGACAGCAAAAACACATACACGCTGACGGTGCAGGCAACACCAGGGGAAGACCATGTCACAATCGACAGCGAAATCGAGGAGTGCTATTACAACACAGAATTGCGGAACAACAAAGTGTCTGGCGTGTTCCCAAAACTCCAACCGGGCAATATAACCGTCACTTTGGGGAGCGGTATAACCCGGGTGGATATCACTGGCAATTGGAGGTGGATTTGATTGATAACCATATACGAGGCTAACGAGACCTCTTTTGATACATTGGGGCTTGGTTCGTTGCTGCCGGTGTCATGCAAAGTTGAGGAAGCACTTAATGACCAGTACGAGCTGGTTATGGAGCACCCGATTGATGCGACCGGGAAATGGGAGAAAATTGCTAACGGCAGAATCATAAAGGCACCGACGCACGACGGTGAGCAGGTCTTCCGCATTTATAGCGCGGTCAAAAACCCGATCACCGGAAACATCAGTGTCAGGGCAAGGCATATATTCTATGACCTTCTCGACAATTTGATAGAGGACACGCGCCCGACGGTCAAGGCGGGGCAGGAGGCGGGAGAAATAATATTGGCCGGGTGTCAATACGCAACGCCGTTTACATTTTCAAGCGATATAGAGGATGTTTCATCTGCATATTATATCCGCGTGAACCCTGTCCAAGCGTTTATCGGCAACATTGACCAGTCGTTCATCAATCGCTGGGGCGGCGAGATTCGACGCGATAATTTTAATATATCAATCAATTCGCGGCGCGGTTCAGATAAAGGCGTTCGCATTGCCTACGGTAAAAACCTTACCGGCATTGACGTTACCGAAGACATATCAGGCGTATATACTCGGCTCATGCCGATAGCGGTTGATGAAAACAATGTGGTATTTTACACGGATCAAAAATACTACGACAGCCCTCTCATTGGCAACTACCCGCACCCGAAAATCGGTATACTCAACACCGGTATCAGAGTAGGGCAGGAAATAAACGGGGAAATTCCTTACCCCGACATAGCGACCGCAAGAGCGGCGATGGCAGAATTGGCAAACGCTGCTTTCGCTGCTGGCGTAGATAAACCCAAAATCACCATCGATGTGTCTTTCATTGAATGGCGTGACACCGACCAATATAAACCATATTCGGCGCTGTATACGCTTGAGCTTGGTGACGACGTGACAGTAGACTATGCTCCGCTGAATCTCACGTATAAACTCCGCGTCGTTTCCATCGTATGGGACGCGATAAATAACCGCGTAGAATCCATGACGCTCGGCGATAAAGCGCCGAACATCGCTAAGACAGTGGCGGACATGGACATAAACCTGTCGGCTCTTCGTAATGATATCGCAGGGGCGTTACAGGAAAACGAACGCTATAACGGTGTGTATATTAACCATAAGGATGGGTTTGTCACAGAAGCGACGATTGGCGGTAAAACCATCAGAACAAAGCAGAACAGCTATGATGGGTTTGCGATATACGACGGGTCGAAGCTTGTTGGCGGTGTAATAACACTAAACGATTTGGTCGCTCTGATGTCTAATATTTTAACAAATGATATAAATGGTAATACATACGCTACAATTGGTGAAACAGAAATAGATGGATCGCTACTTGGTGGGCTTGCGTTATATAACAAAGATGTATCAACAACTGACCCGGCAGCAGTTATTGTATCTTCGCCTGTGTCATCGGATGGCGTTGTATATGGTGCGTCGGTATATTTCCAAGAGATGGGTGGCACCATGCTATGGTTGACGCCAAGCGACTTAATCGGTGTGCGCATACTCGATAAAAACAAAATAAATAGGTTTGTCGCGCATTATGCAGACACCTATTTGTCGAGTCCTGACGGTACAAAAAGAATCGGAGTGGATAATACCGGCGCATATAAATATTCAGGCGGTGTAAAAACATATCTATAAGGAGGCCCTCATGGTAACAACTAAAACCATAAGGCTCGATGTAACCAAAAAATACACCGAGCCTATTTATTTGGTGCAATACGAAGTCGATGCGCGGATATTAGATATTTATTTATCCGCTGGCAGTCTGCCGATTAATCTGACTGGCGCAAGCGTGGTTTTCTACGCCAAAAAGCCTGACGGCACGATACTGTTTAATGATTGCACAATAGTTGACGCGGTTTCTGGTCATGTGATGTATACCGTGACAGAACAGATGTGTGCGGTTGCTGGTGACCTGCGATGCTGGATTCTGGTTATTAAGGACGATGCTGAGTTACGGTCGATTGAGTTTAAGGTCACCGTTCAGCCGTCCGAGGATGACACCGAAGCAATTGAGAGCACATCAGAGTTTACCGCGCTGGAGGAGGCACTTGCGATTGTAAATGATTACCTGCCAAAATCGGGCGGCACAATAACCGGGCCTATAACCACGCCAAATAACGCCGTCGGAATAAACATCGGCGACGATGCAAGGATTGCAAACCGCAACGCGGCAAACACGATGTTTCTTGAAGGACAGCAGAACACAGACAGAGGGTATATCAATTTCGGGCAGACGTCCGGCAATGCGCTAGGCGCAGTAAACGGCGGAAACCTGACATGGCGCGGAAACAGGGTATGGGACGCCGCTGCGCTGCCGTATGAAACCGGTACGTGGACGCCGACGCTGTACGGGTCAACTACGGCGGGAACGCCGACATACAGCGAAAGAAGTGGTTCGTATGTCAGAATAGGAAACGTTGTGCACCTGACGGGACATATTTCGCTTTCATCGAAGGGCGGCATGGACGGGAATGTAATAATAGGCGGTTTCCCGTACCAATCCAATCACCAATCAGCGGGCATACTTGGGCAGACGTACAACACGGCTGCCGCTTATGATTCTGTATTCGGTTTGAATATGCGCGCAAACGCTACTTATGCTACTGTTTATAAATTTTCTCAGGAAACATTAAAAACCACAGAGGTAGGCAACAACTTAGTAATCGCGTCCTTTGAAATAACTTATACCACAGGATGAGGGGGTTCGGTATGTTGATGAAGATTACACTGGATATGCTGACAGAAACGGGCGTCAGCGTCAAAACACAAAAATACATCGAGGACGGCGGCATAGAGTACGCCGTGGGCGAGCCGCACCGGCGCGCCTATGTCAACTCAGAGCGCGGGCGGGCGGAATTGGCTGCCGCTCTGGAAAACGGAGAAATAACCAAAAGTGATTTTGACGCTATTACGTCGAAATGGGGCAACTCCCCGACAGTGTTTGAAGCAAATATATGACAAATATATGATTTTTTATGACTCAGCGGCCAGCAGGGCCGTTTTTTAATGAAAGGAAGTGAGAACATGCAAATAACCAAAGAAGCCTGCATCGCGCGGGCCAAACAATGGGGACACAAGGACGGCGGTATTGTAATAAAAGCGATTGAAGCGTCCTTTGACCCTAAACTTCCTAAAGGCACAAACCGGATGCTGAAATTCTACGAAGGGCTTCTCGGACATCCTTATGGCGCGACAGACAAATGCATCGACAAAAAAACAGACTGCGCCGAAATGACGCGAGTGGGTTACTGGGTATATATTGGGCGCGATATCGGCAACTTCACGGATGCGCAGTACAAGAACAAAACGGGCGTCGTTGTCACGGAGGATTTTAACGCGCTGCCGAAATGCCGTCCGACAGACCTTGTGTTCTACAAAACATCATCGACAAAGAAAACCGGCCATGTGTCTGTGATATACGACAGCAAACATATCATTCACAGCGGCGCTTCGGAGAACGGTAAAAAGGTGGGATTTTCCGCTATCACATGGGGCAAAAAGTATTGGAAAAAAGGCATGTGCGCAAAGCGGTTCATCACGGACGAAGAATATCAGGCGCTCATTGTGGGCGGTATTGAGAAAGAAGCCGAAACTCAATACTGGCGGCTGCTCAAAAACAAAGGAGTGCCGTATCTTAATGGCCCGGACGTCCTGCGCGTACAAGCAAAGCTGAAAGAACTGGGGTACTTCAAAGGCTCGCTCGGAGGCAACTACGGTCCGATCACCGAGGCGGCGGTTATTGAGTTCCAGAGGGCGATGAAGCTCGCAGTGGACGGCATTGTGGGGCCTAAGACGTGGGCTGCGTTGTTTGGCGAAAAAGCCAAAGAAAAACCGGCTGTTGTTGTAAAGTGGACGCGGATGCTCAAGAACACCGGAAAACCATACATGCGCGGGGATGACGTTCTGGCGGTACAGGAAGCGCTCGTTGCAAAAGGATATGACCCGGGAGAAATCGACGGCATATATGGTCCGCAAACAGAAGATGCCGTCAGGAAATTCCAGAAAGACCATGGGCTCGAAGTAGACGGCATTGTGGGCAAAGAGACAACCGCGGCACTGGGGCTGAAATGGGGTGGCTGATGTGGAAGCTACAGAAAGGGACAGGCTTGTGGCTCTTGAAACAAAAGTAGATAACATCATCGAGAAGCTGGACAAGGTCATCGACGACCACGAAATGCGCATTCGTCGGCTTGAGTGCAAACCGGCTAAACGCTGGGATACGGTTGTGGCTGTTATCATTACCGCTGGAGTGACAACGGCTATAAACCTGCTGATAACACAGCTTGCGAGGTGATGTAATGACTTGGCAGGAACGCGCAGCCAAGCTTAACGGCACTCCGGATTATATCCACCTGCAGCTAAAGAACGAAGGGTATACCGTAACGCGCGAAGAAGTCCGGCATTTCTTTAAAACTCAGCGCATTGACTTCAAGGACAAGCGCCAATATACGGATGAAGATATTGACGCTTATATGAATGCGGTTAAGGAGCTTCAAAAGAAACAGGAAAAGCTCAACACGAAACAGGTCACAGCCACAATAAGGCTGAACGAGACAAAACCGATAGCGATTGCATTTTGGGGCGACTGGCACGAAGGCGCGCTCGGCATTGACTATGACGCCCTCGATGAGGACACCGAGCTTATCGCAAACGCTGACGGACTATATTGGGGCGGTACGGGCGACTACAAGGACAATTATATTACAGGCACTCACCCCGGGGCACAGTTTGAGCAGATAATGCAGCCGGGTATGCAGGACATGGCCGTACAGCGCAGGATGAAAAAAGTCGCCCATAACAATCTCTGGCTTGTGCGTGGATGTCACGATGACTGGGATAAAAAACAGGGCGACAAGGATTTTATATCGACGCTATGTGACATCACCGGCGGCGTGAACCTGTGGCACGGCGGTACAGTATATATCGAACTCGGCAGCCAGCGGTACACCATCAAGGTGCGCCACAAGTTCAAGTTTGAATCAGGTCTGAACGTCGAGAACTCGATGCGTCGTATGTACGATATGCAGGGTGAGTTTGACATAGCGGTATCAGCGCATCTGCACTTCCCGTTCAAGATGACCCGTCCACTTGGTGGGAAAGAACGTATCCTTGCGAAGTCGGGCGGTTACAAAAAATGGGACGAGCACGGTCAAAAGCTGGCCGGGTATCAGGCCTTGCGCAATATACCTACGGTTATTTTGTGGCCGGATAAAAAGGATATGGAGATTATGTATCTTCCAAAGGCTTTAATAATGCTTGAAGCATTAAGGAAATAACGAAAGGAGAGGAATATGGAACAACCGAGATGGAAAAGCCCCGTAGCATGGGCGGGTATTGCGGCGGTTATTTTTATGATTGTCAAGTCTTGGGTAGGGTTTGAAATCCCGAACTGGGACAGCATCGTGACCACGCTTATCAGCGCACTAGTGGCGTTCGGGATTCTTAACAACCCCGAGAAGAAAGATGGATTTTAAAGCGAGGAACCCTGCCGGTTGCACTCTCCCGACAGGGTTCATAAGAGTAAGCCTCGGAGAATATCCGGGGCTTATTTTTTTTAAAAAAAATAAAAAAAATCTTAAAAAAGGGGTTGACATTACGCCCAATTGGGTGTATAATGTACTCAAGAAAAACGGGGAGGTTAAGAAAATGAAGGTTATCAGTAGTCAGAGATACATCAACTGGGATATAGTGGCTGAAAAGATGGCTGAGCTCGAAGGCGAAACCAAGATAGAGATAGTTATGTGGGAAACCGGTTTGCAAGACCTTGATGGCGAGGACGTATACGTAATGGGCGATAAGCACCATACCAGATTGGCGGCTATCAAGCTTGGGATAGAGATAGAGTATGTGATAGACGAGCATCCGGAAGGACTTACCGGCGAGGACTTGCTGGAACAGTCGTGGATAGATAGCGACTGGAGATATATAGACACTGACATACCGGTGTGGCAATAACAGATAGCGCAGAGTGACGGGGGCGACCTCGGTAATGCGGCGGCCCGGTCACAAGCCCGGGCGGAAAGGAGAGTGTAATGATGGGAATAGTTATTAATTCACACGGTTATGAATTAGATTTTGAAAGCGCAGTGATGCACATGGATGATGATATCCGCGAGGAACTTCACCGCGAGATGGCACCGTGCACAGAGCAAGAATTTTTCTCGGCATATGAGAAAGCTCACATCGAGAAGTACGGCGAAGAATGGGAACTATCAAAGGAGAACCCCACATGGTAAAGAAGCGGTATCCAGAATGTATTCGTGATGACGGGAGCTGCGAAAGTTGCTCTCTGTCCTCTTATGGGCGGGATTGCAGAAACAATCCAGTTAATCGTCTGGCTTATCTACGCAGTGTCGCAGGTTTGACACAACAAAAGCTTGCGAAAAAAGCAGGTATCCATATTGGGCAGGTGCAAAAAATCGAGTATGGGCAACGCAAGATAGCCAACGTAAGATTTCGGATTGGTATTGCATTGGCGGATGCGCTGGGCGTTGACCCGCATGAGTTGTTAAGATAAGTAAGCCCCTCGGCCATTGTTCGGTCGGGGGCTTTTTCATACTGTGTAAACAGTAATGTAAACAGTAGCGCGAATTTTTATAATTTTTTATCCGTTTTTTCGTGCCTGTTGGGGGCGCTGTTTGTGGCAATAAAAAACCCGCAAAACCCTATTTAAAGGCATTTTGCGGGTTTTGGCGGAGAAGGCGGGATTTGAACCCGCGCACCGGTTACCCCGATCTACTCCCTTAGCAGGGGCGACATCAATGCGATTAAATGGGCACTTTCGGGTATTATGTAAACAGTACGTAAACAGTAGAATCATTTCACAAGCCGCAATCTGTTGACCGCTTCAATGGAAGGAGCAACGTCAATATGGATATAGCGCCGTGTTGTATCGACCTTTTTCTGCCGCATGACACGCATCATGATGCTCTCTGGAACGCCGAGAAGTGCCAGCGCCGTTGCTGTGGAATGGCGGCAACTATACGGTGTTAACTCTGCCCGGCAATTATACCTAGTGAGCATTTCACGGAAAGCAGCATAGAAATCATCACGATTAAGCCAGCAGATTCTATCGCCATCCGAATATGTGCAGATATCACGAAGGACTGGCACCATAAAATCAGCGATGACAATGGGCGTCTTTTTGCGATAAGCTGTTTTAAGACCAGCGCCGGTGATGATCTGCTTCTCCCAGTCAATCATCGCTTTTTCTGCTACCATAAACTCTCCTGGCATCATGCCGCTGTATATCATTAGCAGCGCCGCACCAGCAACCATATCTCCTTCACCGTAACCGCCCCAAAGCCGATCCGTCTCGTCCCGATTGAAAGGCACCGTTTCTTTTGGCTCATGCTCGGGCATCGTTAGCATTTGGGCATAATTTACGGTTACAAGCGGCGGGTTTTGCATCATTGCCCATTTATAGCAATGGCTTAAAACACTTTGCATATCTTTGGCCGGGTCGAAAGTCGGAGCTTTTCTGTCGATACAATCCTGCATTTCCTGTACAGTTAAAGTTCTGATATCCCTTTCATGCAGTTCAGCCAACTTATTCCATGCAGTGCGATATGCTGATTTCGTGTTCTTTCCGAGCTTTTTGTATTTGTTTGTGGTTTGATACATTTCCCACATTGTTTTGAGTTTTACATCCTCAGCACTGAGTATAATTGGTGCAGCTGTCATTGCGGCCTTTGCTTCTGCTTTTAGTTTCTGGCAGTATTCCAAAGCATCGCGCTTTGTTTTAAACCCGCCTTTGTAACGCTGGATTGGAAGAAGCCTTTTCTTTACATCGTCATTTTTCCATCCAATAACCACACGTGCAGTCCAAGTGTTGCCGCGCTTGTAGGCTGTTCCCATTCCATTTGCCCGGGACCGCGTATGTTTTTCGCGTATCAGTTTTTTCCCGCACTCAAGGCAATACTTGCTGCCATCCGGCAATTCGGTTTTGCATTTTGGGCACACCATATTAGTATTCTCCGACGGACGTCACTACGCCGTTCTCAAAGTCTATAATGATATATCTTTCGTAATCATCGACGTAAGTATACGTAACATAATATCCGTATTCTGATTTATATGTATCCCTATCGTCTGGAAGGCCCCATAAATCTTCAACCTGTTTCTGTGTCATTCCTAATTGAATTTGGTAGGCAAAATATCTTTTGGGTGTACGTTTTGGAGCGATTCGATTACTATTGGATTCGGTTGGCCCTTTATAAATTGTAAGCGAATACACATAGCCATCAACGTGGAATGCGTAGAAGGTATCATCATATAATAACATCGACCCGATTTCCCAGGCTTCGTCCTCTTCCAGTCCAAGCCTGCTGTATATTTCTTTGTATTTTTCGGTGCTACCGGTGTAAGCTATAAGGGCATTTTTCATAACTGTTCCGAACTCACCGCCAGTAGCTTCCCCTTTCGAAAAATCCGCCGAGATTACTATTGTCGCCACGTTATAATCGCTGTCTGTGCCAAGCATTAAACCAGTATCATTTTCAAACGAACAGAATAATGCTTTTACGTTTTCATCAAATTGGTATTCGTCCTTGAAATTTATTTTCGATTCGCTGAGTTTGTTAAAAGCTGCTATAAATTTATCTTTTTCTGTTTTCGGTGTGCCCGATACATCCACAACACCGACAAATATCAAGATGAGTAACACTATAAGAATCGTTGCAAGGCCAATCGCCACATACAGATACCAACGCTTTTTCATACCAATACCTCCTCATTGGTTCTAGTCCATATTTTCGGACATAGAACATATATACTTAAAAACAGAACAAACTATTGCGTCAAGGAGCCGTAACAATGAAGGTCAGATTTATTCGGAGTATGGCACCTGTTCATATGATTAAGCTTCACAACCTACTTCTTTTCAACATCAGTTACTTTTTTTATCGCCTGAAGGAGGTCAGTCACCTGTTCAGGCGTTAGGCCTGTTTTCTTAGCTTCCTTGGCAACGAGCATCCACTCGACACCGATCTCTTCAAGGTCTGATGGTATAGGGGTTCGCTTTTCTGCCTTCAAGCCTAAAATATAGGTGGCGTCAACATCAAATAGCGTGGCCATCTTCTGGATTGTTGAACGCTTTATATTTTCGACACGTCCAGCTTCGTATTTGGCTATGGCTGATTTTTTCAACCCAAGCGCTTTGCCCAGCTCTTCTTGCGTCATGCCTGCTTGGGTGCGTAATTCTTTAATTATCTCTCCCATAGTCATAAGAAAACCTCCCTCGTGTCTAAAAAAGTACCACAAGTTGAACGAAAATACAATAGATTCGACAAAGTATCTTAAAAAGATAAAAAATTTTCAAAAATATCTTGCAATTCAACTTCGGTTATGCTATTGTGATTGTGTCTTAAAAAGACTCTGGATATCGGAGGCAAAATAATGAACAAAAATCTATTGAGATCAAAAATGGTGGCGCATGGGGATACCGGCGGCGACTTGGCTAAGGCACTGGGCATATCAAGGGTCACAATATCCATGAAAATCAACAATACAAATGGAGCAGACTTCACACAGGGCGAAATAAAGAAAATTATTGATAGATACAATTTGTCAATGGACGAAGTCGAAGCAATTTTTTTTGGCCGTATTGTGTCTTAAAATTCAACCACTAAAAACATCGCCATATGAATGGAGGCAAACCATGTCAAGACTTTCAGACATTGAAAAAATAGAGCGCGATTGGCTTACGCCAGCACAGGTTGCTTCTGTAATCGGCGCGGATCCGAACTGGATTCGCTGGCAAGCACGTAATAACAAGGATGCGCTTGGGTTCCCAGTTATTGTTTACGGGTCGCGTGTCAAAATTCCTAAACTTCCATTTCTGAAATTCATG